TCATTAGTGCTTATTATGTCACTAATCTTTGAGTTTTTCAAATCATTGATGACTTCTGTGAAGAATTCATCTTCTAACAGTAGTTGAGCGCGTTCGCTTTTNAGCATCAATATCCTTTAATCTTGCCAACAATGTAGCAAAGCGGNTCAAGGACGAACCGATATGCACGCCCCAGATTATCACGCTTGGAGCCACGCATCTCAGCACGCAAGTCTGCTGTACGGTGGCGTGCGATATGCTCCAAAGCAATGCGAACAGGTTTATTNTTGCGCTTATATGCCAAGTCAACCAATGNCAGGAAAAGGGCATGGTAGCCAACTTCGTGGGCTTTGGTCATCTTGTCTGCGCTGTACTTTAACCAGATGGCATTTCTGTATGAGCCAAAACCATAGGATTGGTTCATTGCGGTGCAGATAATTTTGCTTGAACTACTACTGCCTTCGCCGCCGCCGTGACCCATGTCCCCAGCGTCGTAACCAACTTCACCAGAACCATAGCCGCCATCTCCAGCGTTAACACCGCCATCGCCGTAGCTAACTGCACTGCCATCTGATGTAGTAACAGCCATGCCAGAACCATCTGTAACAATGCCGCCGTATGATGAACCACTAGCATCAGCTACTGGCGCTCCAGAAGAACCGCTACTCGTCGATGTAGTTGAGCCAGTCCACCCTTGGATTGCGTTCATAGCGGCAATAGGGTCAAGTGTATTGCTCGCAATGGCTTCAGCCTGCGCTTGGCTAACAGAGCCACCAGCCGCCTCAACAGATGCAAGTGCCTGTGATGCCGCAACTTCTGCTTGAGTAGTGTTGGATGCCGTATTGTCAGCCTGCTCTGCCGCCAATGCCTCAGACGCCAAAGTAGTTGCGTACTCGGCTGGAACGTCCATATTTAATGCAACCGACTGGATTGCATTGGCCTTAGACATACCTGCACTCAGGTTGGCTTGAATTGCCGCATTAACAGCCGCCGCCGTCATGCCATATTCGTTGGTTGTGTACGCGTTATTAGTCTGACCCAATTGGGTTGTCATAATTGCATCAGTAATGCTTTGGATGGTCGGGTCTGAAGCCGCCGCCATGTAACCCTGCATTGCGCTAGAGTCATCAAAGTTACTTGCAAATGCTTGAGCGTTTTCAATGCCTTGTGTAGTTTGACCAAAAGCCCCCAAAACAGAAGACATAAACGGGTCTGAGGCTACGTTTGGTTCGCCTCCCCATTGCTCCATTGCTGATTGCATCGCATTGGCGGCAAGCGCATTTTGATAACCCTGACCAGCGCCAACAATCAAGCCAGCGCCGGGAACCATCATATTAACAAGACCTCTTGCAACACCGGACATTGGGCTAAACAGGCTTGCATAAGGGTCGCTTGCCCATGCCTCATTGCTAACATTAGCAACTGGGCTATAACTATCACCGCCGTATAAATCACCCGTAGCGACCCTTTCGGCAACATTGCTGGGCAGATTGTTCTGGTAATCGGCTAAGTTAAACTCGCCTTGCTCAAACCAAGGTTGCTGTACATTCCCGCCAGTTACGGGATTAAGTCCGACAACATTAGAAGAACCGTCAATAAATCGTTGAGCGCCATAACTACCTCCTGATTGTGTGAATGTCTGTGGAGTATATTGGCTTTGGATTGCCGCTAATATAGGGTCTAACCCTAATGCCTGTGGGTTCTGACCTTGCACCGCATCAGCGCCTACCATCGGGTTGGTAGTGCCGCCTGTGACAGTTACAGGGAAATATGATGCAAAGTTGTCTGCCATAGTATTAGCCCGGAATTTCCACGTTGGAAGTAATGCCAGAGGCGACCTTGGCGGCCTTTATCTGCACTTCAGCCTCGAACTCTTGTTGCTTCATTTGCAGTTCAGCCACTAGCTTCTGGCGATCAAACTCCATCTGTGCCGCAAACTTCTCACGCTGGAGTTGCAAGTCAGCCGCCGCCTTTTCTCGCGCCAACTGAATGTCAGCCTGTGCCTTGGCCTGCTGGGTTTGCAGGTCAGCCTGCGCTTTAGCTTGTGATGCCTGAATATCAGCCTGCATCTTAGCCATAGCCGCCTGAGCCATTGGGTCGGCCTGCTGTTGCTGTGGAGGAGGGTTCTGCAATTGCTGATCCATCTCTGGAGGGATAGCCTTATAGAACTCAGCAGAGTCCTTAAAGCCTGCCGCCTCAACCATGCGACCAAGCGTGTTGCGGTACTGGGCAGGGCTGACGTAAGGGTTAGCCATTCCAAACGCACCAAGCAACTGCTCTTGCTTCTGCACAATCATACTCAGCATCGCCATTTGCTCTTGACGGTTGCCAGCGCCTAATCCAACGTTCACAGATATATCGTACTCGGTCGCCCATGTCCGTGGGTCAATTGGGATGTACTCATTGCGTAGGCGAATGATGCGGTCTTTGTTCTGGTACTTAGTAACCAAGTGCATGATGCCCTTGAACAAGTCCTTAACACCCGTCTCAGCAAAGATACGCGCAACCATCTCAATCTTGCCAGCACCAGCTTGTTGCATGGAAGCGACAGCCGCCGCAGTAACGTTTTGCAGGATGGCTGGGTCTAAGCCCTGAGACGCATCAGAAACGCCTGTGCGCTTTGCCGCTGTCTGGTCTAGGTACTCCAGCATCGGGAATGATTGGGTCGCAATAGACTGCACATTCAACTGCTGTACAGCGCCCTGTGACTTGGCACGGATGACGCCGCCTGCCGTACTGGTCAATAGGTCATCAAGGTTGACTTGGCCTTCAACCGCCACCACTCGGGCGTTGTTGGTCAAATACAGGTTATCCAGCATCTGACGCAGGATGGTTGTCTTAATCAACTGAATGTCTGTGGTGCGGTCAGCAAATGACTGCCCAAAGAACTTGTGAGGGATTGGAATCGGGCAAATGGAGTAGAACGGCACATAGTCCGTTTCTTCTTCACTCAGGATTTCGTTGCCTGCGTAAAAGACTTGGCGCAACTCAGCGATTCCGTCATCATCCATGTCAGCACGGATGTAGCACTCGTAGACCTCAATGTCCTGCATTGCAGGGTCAAGGCTTTGGCTATCTTCTGGCTGTTCGCTTTGCTCGTATCGGATAACGCGCTCTGGGTTGTAGGTCAACGTGTCGCCAATAGGCAAGCCTTCAACCACGTCCTTGTCAAAGCCCATAGCAATCAAGTCACCACGGCTGATAATGCGTCGGTGTGCAACAAATGGCGAGTCTGCCATCTTGCGCGCCTTCTTGCTGATAATGAACTCCTCTGGCGGCACATTCTCAACCTGCACTCGACCAGACTTCATCTTCTTCTTGACCGTGATGTTGTGTATGCCGTACATCATTGGCATACCATCTGGGCCAACCGCAGGCATACCCATCTGGTCTAAGACGGGAAACTCTTGACTATCTTGCTCTACTACTTCGACTTCCTTGTCGCTCATTAGCATCGCCAACTCATCGTCACTCAAGCCCTCGTAGGATTCCTTGGTAACGTCTTCCTTGTCTTCCCAGTAAGCCTTGACAATGCCGTTCTTCTGCAACAGCGCGTCCTTGAACCAGTCATGGAAAATCATCACGCCATCGTTGTCTTTCAACAAGATGTAGTTGCAGTAATCGGTAGCTTGCTTGGCGGTTGGCTCATCACCAGCGGCTACTGGGTCAAACTGAGCGACCTCATCGGAGGCTGTAAAGATACGCACCAGCGCAGGTAAAGCGCCGTCAATGGCCTCTGCGACCTCGCCAGTAACAATAGAAGACTTACCCTCTACCTCGTTGCCGTAAGGCTGACGTAGGTAAGACTGCAAGGCATACTTGCGGTCTGATACTGTTTCGGTTTCTATAAAACCAATGGCGTCATCAATCTCGGCTTCGAGAATCGCCTTTAGCTGATTCGTGTCCATCTTGTTCCTTTGGCGGTCTGCCCCGCTTTGGCTTGTTGCTTAATTGTAAGTCATTTAACAGATTTTCCACAACCTGTAAACGCTGTTCCATTTGCTTCAATCTGGCCTCGGTATTCCCTTGCGGCATTAAGTACATTAAACGACCCACCTTGCTGGTTTGTTAATAGATTCACCCCACGTTGACGCTGTTTCATCTAGGCCAATAGCGAGATACCGAAAGGCATCAGAGCCGTGGCTTGACCAGTCATGTAGTGGGCGCTCAAAGAAAATCTTACGCTTTTCGTCGTAGACTCTACGGTAGTTGCGTAGGCAATTGAGTCCAATTTGCACCTTTGGCACATTGAACCAGCATCTTGGTAGCAATCGGCGCACGGCTTGGATGCCATCATCGACAGACATACGCGGTGCAACCCTAATCTCAAGTCCTGCATCTTGAAGTACCTCCAAACGGCTTTTGCCTGTTCCTAGTTCCCTAACCTGTACGTCATGGGGCAAGATATGCTCTGCCTTGTGGTAATCGTTGTCTCTGAGCCACTTGACGTAATTGTCTAAGCCTACCCCGTGGTTCTCGTAGTAATCAATGAGGCGAATCTCCGAGCCAGCGATTTGAGCCACCCAAATGGAAGTCGAATCACCCATACCCAAGTCCCAAGCAGTGATAGTACGACAAATATCGTCTCTGGGTATGTCTTGGATGTGGTTATCGTCTTCCAGCTTATTAATGATCTGACCATAGTAGCTACCCTCCACAGCGGCATCAAAGGAACACTCAAACTCTTGGCGGTACTTATCCTCACCCATCTCGGCTTTGGCGGCGCTCAACTCTTGTGCGTCCACCACGCCAGTCTCAGAGGCTTTGAACTCCAGCAGACCCCAGCCTTCGTCCTTGGTAGCCCTCTCCCGCAGTTCCTTAAAGTGGTTGTGACCCTTTGGCGTGCCAATGAATGCACACCAGCCCTTTCGGTCTGACAACGCTGGTCGAATAATATCCGTCCATATCTTTGGGTTTTGGTCGCCAATCTCATCCAAGATGACGCCATCAAAGTATTGGCCTCGCAGTGAGTCAGGGTTGTCTGAGCCGTATAGCTGGATACGCCTACCCCAGAAGTCCACCCGCAGTTCAGCAATATTGGCAACCGCGCCCAGTGGCTCCACATACTTGACCAGATAGTCCCACGCTATTCGTTTGGCTTGACCGTATGTCGGGGCAATGTATGCGTAGCGTGGCGCTTCATTCTTATTGAGGACGGCGCTCATTATCAGATGGTTGATAGCTGAGACCGTCTTGCCCATCCTACGGTGAGCCACCACGACAGAAAAGCGCTTATTGTCAATCAGGTCATGGATTTGCTGTTGTTGCGCTCTTGGTGCGTATTGGATTTCAATCACTTCATCCATGTGATCTTCATCTCAACAGGGCCGTTGTTCTCGCCAGTCACCTCGGTACGGGCTAACTTGGGTATGTGGTACTCAATGGCCTTTAGGAATAAATCAGCCGCCTTTGCTGGGTCAGCTTGCCTGCCATCAGCGCCCTCTGCAACGTCTGTAATCCATTCCTCGAACTTGTGTACGTTGTTCTCTGCAAAGAGCGCCATAGCCTCTCTAACCGCCGCTGTGGACTTGTTTGGTGACCCTTTTGGTCTGCCGCGATTATTTTCGGTTTGTTTATTCATTGTTTCACTCCCTATTGGGTTGGTGATGTTGATAGGTTTTGTTAATATTTTAGCAAGTTCCGTAGTTTCTTTTCTTCATCTTCATCTACGTCTAACAAACTAGCTGGGTTGTAACGAATATCCACTGGCCTGCCATCCTTACCAATGTAAGCCATGCCGATTTCGCTAGCGGCGCCTTTAAGTCCTTTTAAAGCGCCAGCGTTTGTCGCTCGTGCCGCCGCAACAATTGGCTTGAGAAAAGGGTTTGTGCCTTCGTAACCTTCAACAATATTTTGACGCTGTGGATTGTTAAAATCGTAATTGTCTTTAATAACCCGCGTGCCGTCTGGTAACGTTTCATAAGAAAAACGACCAAGAACGTTAGCAAACATATCTAAATCTGGGTTTCCAGCAACCGCGGCAAGCTTGTCAATGTTTGGGTAATCCTTGTATTGAATGTTGCCTTTTTTGACGCCTTTTTGAGCAATTAACTTTTCCAATTCACGCAATTGGTATGGATTGAAGTCTTCAGCAGTAATTGGTTTTGAGCGATCACCGAACAAAACATTTAAGAACATTTGTTCTTTTGTCATTGGTGGTCGATAGTCGTTTCGACTTCCAACAACAAGAGCTTCCTCTGGGTCTAAATAGTCAAGTAGTGATGGCATGGCTATGTGTCTTCTACCATTTGGTCTTGTTGGCCCAATAAGCGGCGCTCATTTTGCCTTTTGAGATATTTTCTGCGTGCCTAGCCTTGAATGAGTCCCTGCGTGCCTTTGATGCGCTTGACTCGCCTTCCTTCTTTGGGGAGCCGCTTACGCCTTGCTGACCAAAGCGGATTAGCTTCACCTCGTCACCAGACTTAGCTAGGACGGCGTGGCTCTTAGTAGAGTGGCTTGGCGTCCTCTTGGGCTTGTTGTAGCCAGCGAACTGTTCCTTGCCTCGTTTGACTGTCATGTTGACTCCAGAATAGTGGCTTTAACACTAATTACTTTTTTAAAGTCAAAGCCTCTTTCAAAACGCGCCGCACATAATCTTTGTAATCTAATTTCGACTCTGTGCCTATTTTTTCAACAGCATCACAAATTAACTCGTAATACTGTTCACTTGTCATTGGCTTGTTACGCTCATCAAACCAATACTCTTTAAAGCCCCTTATCCATGCGGCAGTAAAGAAAAAGCACATCGTAAAAGCGCCCCACTGCTCGGCAATGTAAGACGAATAAAACCAAAATGGCTGTCCAAGCATCCCGAATACAGGCGCAAATTTTCTAAAATCTGCTCTTTTGTCCTGCATCAACCATATTGCAATTAACTCTGTAACCGCAATAAAAATTTGCACAATCACTTCAATAACCCTTCAAGCCAAGTCCAAGCAGGCATTATACCTGTCTTCTGCTCTGCGTACTCTGTGTCTATTGGGCTTGCTATTCTATTTTTATCGCCATAAGGACCATAATTTACCCAAGAGTTTTGACCCCTTGTTTCAGACGCAACTGCTGGCAGTGCTTCTGGCGAATACATACGAGCATGAGATTGAAAAGCGTTTT